TTATTGGTGAAAAAAGAATAATGCGATTTGATACTAAAGATAGAAAGTTTCAAGTTGATGGTACAACTGGTAAGAGGTTGTATAAAAAAGGTGGCAAGAGAACTACTACACCTGAACACAATATGCTAGTTACTGATCTTGATGTTCAAGAGGGTTACAAGTATAGAAATGTACCTATGAATCAAAGATTAAGGTATTTACTGATAGGCAAAAAATGCTTAAAATTCAGTTATTTAGCCGATTCAGATTCATTTAAAGTAGAGTTTCCAAAAGCTACTAGGAACTTAATCAAAAACTTATACAATAAAAACTTTGAAGACTTTGAACAGGAGAAGAAAGATGACTAAGTGGTGTCAGAATCCTAATTGTGCAGATAAAAAATCATCTGGGCAAATTCGTGGTAACAAAGGTAACAAGTGGTATCAGTCTAATAGGGTTGGTAGTTATAGTTATGGTGGTAGTAATTTTTGTACGCTACATTGTCATAATGAATGGTCGGAAAAGTATATGTCCCAAGCAATAGATGCTCTTAATGTAAGAATAAATGAGCCAGTAAAAATTTATTTAGAAGATGCTTGGTTTGTTGAGTATAATTACAGGTGGAATAGTGATGACAGCACTCGTTATGAGTTAAGAAATAAACTTAAAGGAGTTAGACACCCTATAACAAAAGAACAAGCACAAACACCAGAACAACAATCACAAGAGTATGGTAATTGGAATACAATAGACGATACACAAGCCAAAGAACTAGCCATAAAACTTGGTTTGGCTAGTTGACACATCAGTAACATTAGTATATATTATAGACATCACTCAGACATCTGGGTGGTGTCTTTTTTTTTAACCAACAATAAGGAGTACTCATGAAGGAAAAAGAGATAAGACTCAATGCTGATAAGCGTAAGTCATTAAGTATTGACTTTCGTAGGCATTGTGAAGATCAAGACTCTCACGAGAAAGAGGAGTTCTTTCAAGCGAGAGAGTATTGCAACGAGGTAATACCTCAAACCTTTGCAACTATGAAAGAAGTAGTTGAGAGAAGATTTGAGTTAGATGATGTTGCACAACTTCAATCACTTCAAAAGAAATACAATACTGTTAATGCCGTAGGCACAGACAGTTGTTTCTTTATGAAAGTGTTAGGAGAAAAGCAAGTAGATCAATATGGTGATGAAGAGGACAAACAAAAGCACTTCTCATTTCATCTTGATGGTGCATACAATGGTTCATACCGAAGTTATGGTAGCAGTAATCATGGTAAGAACTTTGCCTACGCTATGTATCGTGAAGATATGAAAAAGGTAGGACTCAATCCAGACTGTAATATCGAGGCAGACATCAACATAGAAAAGACTGGTGCTGATAGGTATGACAGGAGAACTAACCCTTGGTTAGCACAATGTCGTAATGACAATGAGCATTGGCTAAAGGGTGGTCAAGGTGGCACTAATCTTTTTGATGAGTGGTCAGATAAGTACAGACTACACATCATTGGTACTGGTGGTTGCAGATCAAGAGCAATCCCTTGTACTGACTTGGAGTTTGCAAAGTTTGAGATAATGCACCAAGCCAAGCAAGATGTAGTTCTTAAGCACACCAAGTGGATTCAAACTGTTGTGGCTAAGTCTAATAGATTTAAAGAGATTATTAAGTCTATGACTAAGTTCTCACAGGTTGAAAAGTTTGCCAAGCATGAGAAGATCAACTGGCAGATAGATCCTGCAATACTTGCAGATAAGATAGGTATGGACTTAGTTATATCTATTGATGATGCAGCAGATTCTATCATGAACATTGGTAAACCTAAAGATACAAAAGAGGAGAAGATTGCTGCTAGACTAGCTTACGAGGAGTGGCAAAAGTCTCAGGCTCTTGCATCTTAACAACAGAAAGGAGTGGGTTAGGCGAGAGATCGCCTAGCCTTTTTTTATGACAATAGGATATGGATTAGGTATGTTAGCAATAGGAATAATAGGAATATTAGTAGGTGCAGTAGTCGCCTTTTATATAATTAATAAAGTAATGGAGGACAAAGATAGGTAATAGTATATACTAACCCCCCTGCAACGACAGGAAACTATACCATAAAATGACAGAAAAATATATACGACAAGTTGACACATCTGTTAAGTTATGCTATAAATGTAATAACAAAGCAGTAATAGTAGAAGATAAAAAATATTACTGTGCCTCATGTGCATTACAAAAACTACCAAAGGATAGAAATGTTTTACGAAAAAAAAGATAAGACACCAGAAGAAAACCTAGCTATCGCAAAGATACAAGTTATGTTTGAAGATGCTTTTGGTATATCTAGTTCAGAGGCAAGACCTGCTACGATAGACAGGGCTAAGCGTTGGTTTGAAACTAGAGATTGTGCCTTATGGTGTGAGATGGCAGGCACTACACAAGACCATATTGTAAAGCTATATCAAAATATGCAATACAATTATAATACTAATAAAATAACAATAGACCAAGTAAGATTTGGAATAAGGAGGTTAAATCTAAAAATATGAAAGTAAAAGAAATAGAGGGTAAGATAGGTACACTATCAAATCCTAGCAAGATGCCTGCATTTGGTTGGGGTATATCTGCTAAACATTGCAAGACAGGTGCAAAGCTAGCCAAAGTTAAAGGCACTATATGCCATTCTTGCTACGCATTAAAAGGTAGATATGTATTTAAAAATGTATTTAATGCACACGAAGTAAGAAGAAAAGCAATAGAATTAAATGAGTGGGTAGACTATATGGCAGAACTACTTACTCAAAAATATAAAAACATAGATAAATCAAAGAGATATCACAGGTGGTTTGACGCTGGTGATATACAATCTTTTGGTCACCTAATGAAGATATTTGAGGTGTGTGAGCATACACCACATATAAAGCATTGGTTAGCTACAAGAGAGTATCAGATCATAAAAGATATTGATGTAAAAGATGTACCAAAGAATTTATGTTTGCGTGTATCAGCAATCAAGATAGATAGTCAACCACC